ATTAACGTCTTCTAAAAATAGAAAAGGTTTTACATCAGGGTGCATGACAACTTTTCGAATAGCATGAGCATGTGTCGTTTCCCAAAATGCATGCGTCACGGCGGTGATGCTCCGACCAGGCTAATTAATGCATTAACTGCTTTGGTAATTTGCTGCATCCATTTCAACCAATCATCATTCACGCCGCTATTCGTTTGCAGTGCTTGAAGAGCTGAGAGCAAATTGATTTTTTGTGGAGAATTGCTAATTGGCGTTAATGAAGGCGGATTAGCTAAAGGATCAATCGTGTCAGGCTGTCGCAATTCCCATCCCACGAGGGAGGTGTCAGCGCCGCTCGTAGATGAAATAACAAAACTGGTTCCTGGGGTACGCGCAGAAATATACAAACTGCCTACTGTTCCGCTATTTTGATTGTTGGTTAAAAATACAATAGTATCCGCGTCAATAGCAGCGTTTAACACTGTTACACTGCCCGCAATCAAGGTGGATTTTCCAACTCGTGCTAAACTCATTGCTGTGTTACTCCATAGTTAAATGAAGCGCCAAACACATAACAGCGCACAGGGTCGAAAATTTCCAATTTAAACGTATACGAATAATTTGTTCCTAATCCTTCGATAAAAGTTTTCCATTTATATTGTCCAATTTCCCCCAGCGCACATTTAAAAGGGTTACCCCATGTTCTTCCGCTATCTCCTGAAACGCTAATAAATATAAATGGTTCTTGTCCTGATGCGACTTGGCCGCTTTCACAATCCACTTCGAATTTATAACCTTCCAGCCAATTAAAATTTTCATCTATTAAGGTTTGGGTAATTCGAGTATGCTTAATGGCGTTTCCATTGTCAGTTAAATAATTATGCGAAAGTTGCGATATCTGCGGTAAAAATCGACTGCCCACGTAATGTTTATTATTAAAAAACACATGTGAATTAATTGTTGAATAAGTCCCGTCTAAACGTTCCTTGTGAAACCACATGCTAGTATTAACATCATAAACAAGCGTTTTGTTTGCAGATAAAAAAGAGCATTCAATAAATAAATGGCCCGACTCTTTGTAAGCGACGCATGCGCAATCGCTAATGACATCAAACCCCGCTAATTCATTATCTACGGCATCATTGCTAGCCCGAACGGGCGTGCCGCCGGTACAAATGACGAAAGAACCTTGACCATTTACATTTGTTGCTAACCACCACACGAAATTAATTACAGGCTGATTAGGAATATTATCAATAACGCCTTTTATAACTGACGCTTTTGCCGCTAGTCCAAATTCATAAATAAAATTATTGTCACGGTAAAAGGGGGCCACACTTGCATACGTAACCGGCGCCCAAATTTCAGTAGATACCTTGCCGAATAAAAATAAACGTTCGTTGGTGCCCGAAATACCTTGCGACGTGTCTGGTCTACTTTGTTGTACAATAAAATTATTGACATCCCATGTTAGCCCGTCACCTTGCGCAGAATAAAAATATTGATTTGAATTAGGGAAACTTAAAACAAAGCGCGCATCTTGGTAATAAATCATTTGCGGATTAGGCGGGAACGCACTTAAATCAACTTTCGTTGATACGCCCGTATTAAAATTGTAAATCCATAAATTAACGGAATCAACGATCGCTAATTGAGTAGTATTATTTGACCAAGAAATATAACCAGCTGTTGTCTCTAATGAAAAAAGGCGAATCGCTTGTTGGAACGCATTTACTTTCCATACGTTTTCGCCAGCCACGGCATAATAATAAATATCATATTCATATAATCCATTTGGCCGAATTGCATCATCATCTAAATCTAGCGTTACAACTAATTCAGTGCCGGGCATGGGCGTTAAAGACTGTGGAGTTTTTGCTGTAGGATCATTTACCACATACCAATTTATTGTATCTTGGTATTGCCACTCACGAGAAAGGGATATATCAAAACCGCCAATAACGGGAAATTGCATCAGTAATAACCCCCTGGATTCGCCCAGGCCCCGCGACCTGAAAGAGTTACATCTTTTCTCACATAAGGATCAATAGTTAGATTAGACGCAAGATACGTTTGTTCAGCTATATCATGGTCGCGGGAAAATTCATTCGTAATTGTTTTGCCAAACATGTGCATTAAGCGTTTAGCTATTTTAAATTTCAGGGCTTCCATCGCAAAATCAGGAATGACCCCATAATCAATATCAATCTGAGTGGGCGTCACCGTTTCTAGTTTTTGTTTGCAAACTAAAATCGCATTTAAAACCTTAAACGGCAATGACTGAAAAATAAGCTCACTATAGGTTTGATAGACCCTTAACAATACTAATGAAGGAACGTTCTGGGTAGCGCGATAGCTAATATTTGCATACATCCGTTCGTTAATGATGTTCACAAAATAAATAATTGATGGGCTATCGGGGTCTTGAATCGTGACCTCCATTAATTCCATAACTTGGGAGGTGTTAACACTATAGCTATCTGACTTCCCGAATGTATAAACACTCTGATTTGTCACCATAGGAAATGTCAACTGCGCTTGCAGCGGAATATATAAACCAGATGCGCCCCATGCTGACACCACATCATTAAAAACTTCACGACCTCGTTCGGTTTTGTAGGGGTCTGCCGGCTGCAATTCAGCTGTTAATTTTGCTAATCGCAATGCGCCGCTAATTATATTATTCGCTGACGGCATCTTCTTTTTTCTCTTTCTTAACTTTTTCTTTTTTTAGTTCGTCAAATTTAGCGGGGCTATCAACCCAACCATTTGCTAATAAAAAATTAAATTCATTCATTGTTTTCACTTCTTTCATGCCATGAATTGAATGATACGCATGATGAGCTTCTAAATTATTTTCCATAATCCACCTTAAAAAGCGCCCTCAAAAATTGAGGGCGCAGGTTTGCTAGAACTTAATTGCATATTGAGGGAATGATTTACGACCAAACAAAATATCTAAACGTTTTATTTCTTTGTCAGTAATAGGGTCATAGCCATCGATAACGCGTAATGAGATGCCAGTGTCTTTATCAGTATATTGACCTACTTTTACGGCCCCGGGTGGACGATGCATCGGAACAATTGCTAAAGTCATTGCCGCACGTGACATCATAAAATTTTCAGCAAACGTATTGCTTGCTGCTAAATTGCCTAACACAGTAATAACAGCATTATTTGCTGGCGAATTACTTGCGGTTTTTCGAATACCGGTAACTGTTATAGCCGGGAAAATAGGAATAGTTGCATTACCGCCCCCGTCGCTATTTACATCAGCAGTGACACGAAAAACTTGCAAATTACCCGTGCCCGTACCGATCACTAAATTTGGCGGGATAGGGTTTACAGCATAAACACTTGCAAATGTTATTAAATCACCTTCTTTTAAAATACCGGTTTGTGTCCCGGTCCAACCATCTGTAACAATGCTAGAGCCCGTTTGTGATGCGGCATTAACAAGCGGAGTGCCGCTATTAATACCGTTAGTGTGGGAAATCATGTTTTGATCGTTATAGACTTCAATGCCTGCCAATTTACCCAGCAATCCTTCGATAGAAATCTCGCTATTTAACGTTGTGTTGAAACTATTTTGCAACGCATTTTGTAACGTAGTTCCGTCATCTACATTCATTAATGCAAAATAAGGTTTCGGCATTGCGCGTTTATACATTGCAGCTTGCGTGTTATTAAACGCGGCAAAACTAGATACGCCGGTACCTAAAGACGACATGCCGTTATAAAGAGTGGATGACATTTCTTGGATGCAGTTTGCGTCAACTGTATTAGCCAAGCCGATCGCAGCTGGCATAATCACGCGCTCTTCGTACATGTCCATCTCGCGCAGATCTAATGTTAATTGCGCGCTAGAGGGGTCAAAAGCTACATTTAACTGCTGATTAACCGTAATCGAATCTGTGAACTCCTCAATCGGCTGCGGATTCGCTATTGCGCCAGTCGTAACAGAATAATATGAAGGTTTTTTGATGCGAATGGTTTCGCCGAATTGATAGCCGTTTAATTCGCGCTGATATTCTTTCTCATAATCTCTATTTGCCAGCCGGAGCATTTTGCAATTGTTGATAAAATAGGGCAGCGCTTTTTCTGCGATAACATCGTTTGTTAAAATTGTATCATTAGCCATTTGGGCACTCGCTTATTTTTATGCGAGAACCACAACTACTTTGTTATCTAAAGTCCTTGCTGACGCCTGAATGCGGCTTTACGTTTTTCTTCTAGAGTTAAACGCATATCGCCACTTGCTTGACCCGTTACCTTGCTCGGCGGGGCCGGAGCGCGCGGGGTCTTGGTCGGTGGCATTGTTAGCTTCATTTCAAGGCGCCCCATTTCAGCCGCAGCCTCAAGAGGGGGCATGTTCAAAATAGTCAGCGCTTCTTTCGGATTATTTCCGAAATAATATTGCAAATCCGCACTTTTCGGAGAAGAGCATAAAACTGTCGACAAATATAAAAAGTTTGGGTGCTGAGTAAAGTTTGGCTGCATTAAAACGCTTGAAACTTCATCTAAGTCTTTATATTTTTCCCGCGCCTCTTCTAATCTTGCCGCATGCTTAGCATCTAAATCACTGAGATAGTTTTGTAGACTTTGTTCTTGCTGCACTTGCTGCTGATGCTGAAAATAATGCTGTTGCTTTTTTTCTTTATATTCAAATAAAGCTTCGGCGTAATCTGCGGCATCACTAAAATCATGCTTGTCTGGTGGCTGCAATCCAGTTGCCTTAGGTTGCGCTACCGGTTGTGTTTGCTGCATTTGTTGCTGCAACTGCATCAACTGATTTTTTAGTGCTACATTTTCCTCATTTTTTGATTTAGCGATAAACGTTGCTCTATCCAGACGTTTTTGCACGCTGGGAGGTAGTGTTGCTTTCTCTACCTCCGGCTGACTCTCTGCTTCCTCGTGAGCTGCTACCAAATCGGTTGCATCTTCTTTAGTTTCGGTAATCGTCGGTTCTTGCGTGTTAAGTTGTGGAATTTCCTCCGCCTGCGCGTCGGTCACTCCCTCTGTTTTTTCGTCTGTCATCTCACTTCTCCTATGCGATATTTGCCTGCATATTCAGCACCTATGTTTTTGACGTAACATATTCACGTTTTAGTAGCTTATAGATAATAAAAAGTGAGTTATCAATAAAACTATTCACTATTTTGTGTTTGCTCATTTGTTTTTGCTTGATGCAACATTGAAGATATGTGTTTTACTAAATCTGTTTTATGACCCATATGTGCGCGCGTTAATTCTGTTTTCGAACGTAATAAATCAGCTTGTAATTTTTGATTCATCGCCATTACGTCAGTTAAATTTTTAGCGTGGTCATTTATTGAATCTTGCACCATCTGCTGCGATTGCAGCGTTAATTTTTCCCTATCAATTTCTTGTTGTGCTTGATGAACTTGAAAATCCATTTTAGATTGCTGCTGTTTTTGTTGCACCGCTGCCATTTGCGGATTAGGAGGGCCAGGAGGGGCTGGCGGAATTTGTTTTCCTGTTTCTTTGCTGATGATTTGCGGAATAGGAATTCCTAACATCATTTCTTGTACGCGCTCAACAATATCCGGCATATTTTCAACGTCGAGATTTTCTACATATTTGTCCATTAAGCCCGCGGCTAACTGCGGAGCAAGTGCCATGACTTCCTGTAATTGCTCCATAGCTGCTTCACGCTGCAATGCAAAACTGCCGCCCGTTTCAATCGTGACGTCAAAACCTGTGACGCTCATATCATTTTTATATTCACCATTTAAACTTGGCTCGTTCAGCATCACGGAGCGCTCCCCGCCATTTTTGCCGCGCACCATCATTGGTCGCGTCGCATCAAATACCGCGGGGAAAAGAGACACGCAAATACGGCCCGTTTGTTCGACGGCGCGCTCTAAATTATTAAAAGGGACAAACGCGGAGAGATTGCCCGCATTCTGACGCGCTTTAACAGCTTTACCGCTGTCTGCGTTGGTTTCTTGTCCGCGATTATCATCATAGCGTCCCATAATTTGCTGAACATTCATAACGCCTTGCTGAAACTGTGTTTCGAAAGATGTTGATATGCTCGGCGGCGGCACGAATTGCGGCAGATTGCCTTTTTCATCGTAATTAGCTAACAAAATTGCCTTGCTGCGCTGCGGATTTCTCCAAAGCTCTCCTATTTTCCCTTCAATATTTTTCGGCGTGCCCACCCAATTTCCATGATTTAGATTTAGCATCGCTTCTGCTGCTTCTGAGCGAATATAATTTAAATAACGTTGCTCATCTTGCGCAAATTTGTGAATTGAATTTGTAGTTTGTTGGCCATCTAACACAAACGATTGACAATCTAAAAAAACCACCGGCAAATAATCGCTAGGCCATTCGCGCACTTCTAATATTTCATCAGCAATCATTTTGTAGTGTCGAATTTTATAACATACTGAGCTGCGCTGACGCTCAATTTCCACTTTTTCTAAATGAGACGCAGGGACTTGTGCGCCAAATTTTTGTGATTTACGCAGCATCGAAACCAATTTGTCCTGCTGAATTAATAATTCTTTCGCCTCTTCAGCTGTCATTGATTCGCCGTTACTTAATTGCACGACTTCTTCATTATATTCTTCTTTGACCCAAAAATGCGCAACATTAATCTTTTTTCCTTGTCGCCAAATTCGCGCGTATTCGTCGTTATAGCCACTCGTAACCATAAATGACAAATCGCTCTTTGCATTCGGAAATAACATGTGAAATTGTTCAGGTG